GTCCGGAAGCTCCTCTAAGTCCTTGTCTGATAGACCGCGAGCCTTCCTGGTGGTCTCGAAAGACCCTTGCTTCATAAGAGAGCGCTCAAATGTTCTTCGTGCGCTTAAGTACCCTGAAATAGCAGCATTGACCTTATTGTAGGCCGTAATTGCAGCGTCCCCAAAAAGCTCCCTGTTGCCCATAGCGCTTTCAATCGCTTGAATAAGCTCGCCCTCCTTGCTGGCCTGACGTCTTGCGGCGGGGCTCATGGACTCCGAGAAACGCTGTGTTTCTTGAATTCTTCTTTTGAGGCGGTCCAGGGCCTCAAAGCTTTCGCCCATTAAAATCTGGGCGTCGTCCTGCTGTTCTGCCAGGTTGCGCAAGCTGATTATTTCGGCTCTAAATTCCTCATACGTTTCAGTAAGGGGGTGAAAACGATTTTCAGCTTTTTGATCAAGCCGCATCTGACCTGGTTTAAGCACGTTTCCTTGAAAATCTTCAGGCTCAAACAACACCTTCTGCAAATCCTGAAAGTAGTCATCAGCCTTTTGGAGCACCCCATTTAACAAATCTTGCACGGCCCCCGATTGCTCGGGTGTTGGCTTCGGGATAAGCGCTTTAACCTTTTTATAAAAACCTTCCTTTGCTCGGCCCTCACCGCCCTCAGCGCCAACCCTTTGCATTTTCTGAGTAATAGCTTCGGCGTCATCATAAAGCTTATTGACGGTGACGGCTGCTTCGTCTGCAAGCTTGTCAAACTCCAAATTGGCGTTTTCAATAAGTCGCTGCGCTGCGCTTTTTTCAGCGGCCTCGGCTTCTCGAATAAGTTCTTTTTGAACAGCCTTAGCTTCGCGAACCGCCCCTCGGGCTGTTTCAATTTGGTCAGCAAGGTTTTGTTTTTGCAACCTGTCTTCAATTAAATCATTCTGCAGCCGGTCAAACAGCAACGCCCGCTCGGCGTCATCTTGCGCCTGCAGAAACATATAGTCGGCTTTCTCGATAGCGAAAGCACGCTTCTGCTTTGCGGTCATAGACTTGAGGTTAAACAGCCTATCAACCAGCATGCCCTGGTCGCGGAGCTGCTCAAGGCCCAGGGTAATCTCTTCGTCCGTGTATGAATTAATCATATCTCGGCGCTCGTCTTTAATTTGCGCCGTAACTTCTCGAGACCGTCTCTTGTTTTCGTTTAATAGGTATCGAAAGTCATTTACGTTGTCCCTGCCACGCTGCGATATCCCGTAAGTATTCTCACGAATCTCGGCTGCCCGTTGATTTAATTTGGCAAGCTCCTCAATTTCCTCGACCTTTTGAGCAGTATGGGCTTCCAGCAGGTCTAGGTTGTCGCGCAGAAAATTTCTTTTCGCCTCAAGGCCTAGCTCCTGAACCTTCGCCTTATCTTTAACCAGGTCATCTAGCTTGCCATGTATCTCCAGGTCGCTGATTGCAATTTCAATCTCTTCGTCGGAAAGCTGGTTGGTAATTGACTGGCGACGCTGAACAGCGGCTTCCGCGTCGATGTCCATGCTCATGCGAGCAGTTTCAGCATCAACCTCTAGGTCAAACCTGCGAGCCTGGTCCGCAATCTTGTTTCGAAGCTTTTGGGCCCGTAGTGCGTGGCGCTCTAATTTCACCTCATCGAGCAGTGCTTTGTTTACAGCCTCGTCGTTGAAGACCTGCTTTTTGCCCGCTACCGCCTTTCGTGACGGGTCAAGCATAAGCCGCGTACGCTCAAGCGGTTCGCCGGTAATTGACGTAAGAGCCTTGGCAATGACATCGACACCGCCCTGCACCATGGGCATATCTAGAGCGTTTTCAAAAAGCCGCTTCGACGCCTCCGCCGTGCGCTTGGCGCCAGCAACTCCAAGCACAGCTCCTCCGCCCAAAACTCCGCCTAAAGCCCCACCAAGAAGCGCGCTAAATCCTACGTTTGCTATGATTTCATTGGCACTTTTGGGTTTATCCAAAAGAACCATGTCCGTGAGCTCTGTCCCCGCTTGCGTTCCAAGGCTTTCTGCACCACCGGCAACTAAAACCATGCTCGTAGCTTGAGTTGCTTTACGGGCCAGGCCGTCTACAGCGAGTTTGCGGAGCGCTCTTTCGCTGGCAACCTGACCCGCCCGGGTAGCGTTAAGCGCAAGAATGCCGCTCGGAGTGAGGCGAGCAGCAGTTCCTACAGCGCCAGCACCACCGGTCAAAAGCGCGGGCGCGACCCCTCCAACAATCTCCCCGGTCGTGCTTAGGCCCCCAAACTCCTCTCGGTAAGTCTGCATAATGCGAGGGTCGACAGCCGCTGACAGAACGGCGTCGGACATCCCCAAGGTAACGCCACGACCTAGACCAGCACCAAAGGCCAAGAGCGCATTACCGAACCCAGAGCCATACTCTTCTTTGAAAACTCTCTTATCGGTAGCTTCCGGTGACTCGTACTGGGCGCCCAGTTTAAAAGCATAGGCCGCGTCATCGGATGGAATTGTGTACCCCTGCCCGTTTGGCAGCAGGATGTTTACCTCTTGATTTTGAGGAAACCCGTGCGTGCCCGCCTGGACAAGCGCGCTTACCTGCTCATCGGGAACGTTAACGTACTCCCGAGCCTCAAAATTATAGAGACGGGCCACTTGGGCGTCCTTTCCCGTAAACAAGCGCTTCTAGCTTACGTAGGTCATTCTCGTTGGTGACTTGAGAAATCCCGTTACGGTCAGCGGTCATCTGGATTTGCTTGTTAATAATTGCAAATTTCTCCGGAGACAGGCGCCCCTGCTGCAGCTTCAGTGCCGCCTCAGAGAACTGGCGCAATGTTCGGAACTTCTGCGCAATCATGTCGTCACCATCGGACGGAAGCGGAACACGCTTGAGGTAAAAGATGAGGTCCATATCGGAAATCTTTCCACCCTCTTTGATGCTCGAAAACGACTTAGACAGCTTGGCCGCTAAGTCGTAAAAACGAGCTGCCCTAAGGTCAAGAACCCCCGCGCCCGCGCCTCTCGCCAGTTTGCCCTCTTCACCAAACAAATACTCCTGGCCCTGGCGTAGAGGCGTCTGAAATGTCCCAAATAGCGGGCCGTCCTTCTCGTACGCACCTCGCCCGTAATACATATCCTCAAGCTCACCGAGGCTGGAGCGAAACTCCATAAACTGGTTAAAAAATTCGTTTTCTTTAGCGGTAAATTTAACGGGTGAGCCGCGCTTAGCAGTAAGCTGAAACTCTTGTACTCGAGCCGCAAACTCTTTATCGGCCAGTGTAATCTCATTTTGCAGTAGCGCTTTGTCGATACCCGCAACCAGGCCCGCCAGTTTTGTCTGCTCTAGCGGCACCTTGTATCGGTCAACAATCTCGCCAATCTTCATCTTTGCAAAGCTCAACGCTTGTTGACGCACCAGAAGCTCAGCTTTCTCGTCATCACCGTGCAAGTCCACAAGTCTTTGATACGCGTTTTCTTTGAGGCCAATACCGGCCTGTGCCGTTCTAATGGCTTCTTTTTGCGCGTCGATGTCTCTGTTGATTGCAGAGTTAATAATTTGCAGCGCAGTGTTAGTACCACCTCCTGCAAGCGTTCGTCCGAACTCTCCGAGGCCTGCAGCAACAGCGGCAACCACTCTAGATGACGTGTTATTGAAGATACGATTTGGGTTAATCCGCATCTCCATGACTTCGCTAACAGCGTTGTCAATGTCTCTACGTGACCGCTCCTTTGCTTCTCGGCGAACCTTGCGAGCAATTTCCTGCTGCTTCACCAGGTCGCGGAAGTCATCTCGGAACTCAGAACGTGCTTCATTTTCTTCGGCAATTTGATTAGCCGATATGGCGTTTTGTAGACCTAAAGCGGTTCTTTCGCTTTCTGCGGTTGTCCGCATTCGATTGCGGATGCCTTGTAACTGGCCTCGATACCGAGAGTACATCCCGCCAAGCTGATTTTCTAATTCCCGCTGTCTTTCCTCTAGCGCCTCTGTATTGTCAAACAACTCCTCTGGTCTTTCAGGCGGTGGTGCAAGCAATGTTTCCGGCACACGTTCAGACTCGTCAAGAAAAGGCCCCTCAAGGCTAAGGGCCGCCTGAACGGCTCCGAGTTGCTCGGGCGTAAGGTTTTTTAGATTATCCACCAAACTGACAGGTTTACCCATGTCATATAATTGCTTTGCTATTTGGCGCCTAGATGCATTTTCCCGCTTGAGCTGCTCTTGCCTTTCAAGTTCCTCTGCTGCTTTAGCACGCTCTTCGCGAGCAAGAGCATTGGCTCTGGCAAAATCAGGGCTTTCAATCATTTCTTTTATCGGGTAATCGGCCAACCCTTCCGCAAAAGCTACCATTACTTCTTCCCTTTTTTCTCAAGCTTGGCCAGTCGGCCCCGCAGGTCTTCATTGTCCTTGTGAAGCATAGCCATGGCTGCAAGCATCTTCTTTGTGGCTTGCGGCTGGTCGATAGCGCGCAGTCCAGACGGGCCCTTCCTAATCATCTCTTTGCCTGCTTTGGTGTTCTCCACCTTCTCGTTCAGCAAGATGCCGGTCTCGTTCCTCCCACCCATATCGTAGTTGGTAGGCGACAAAGCAGCCAGAAGCTCTCGCATTTCACTTTCGCCTTTTTCGCCAGACTTATTATCCTTCAAGCGCTCATCAGAAAAAGCCGACGCCGTCGCCAAATTTGCTGCCCCGCTCGTAATAATTGAAGCGCCAATTGTTGCTAGGGCAGAAAGGCCCGAGCCAAGAAGCCCCATGCGGTTGCTTTCTTCTTGGGCTTTTTGCTGCGCGGTAATGTTTCTTTGATTGGATATCCGCTGCAGGATTTGGTCTCGCATAATGTCAGAGGCAGATTGCTTTTCCTGCTCCTGCAACATCGCCAGTTCTTCCTGGCCTTGCGCCTTAACCTGCTCTGCTCGTTGCATGCCTCCACGCAGCGCGGCTGCCTGATTTCGGGCTCCAAGAGTCCGGGCAATTCCGGATTGAGCTCCTGCAAGCTGCCCAATGTTTCTGCGTAGTTGCTGCTGCGCAAGCGTGTTTACGTTACCAAGAGCTTGCTGCTCAAGCCCAAGCAGGTAATCCCGTTCATAATCAGAAATCTCACCAATCTCACCACGCCTAAACTTTCGACCGCCAAGCGTAATTGAGCCCTGGTCCCGCGCCGCTTCGCGCTGCTGCCTTGTCATGCCAAGTGGGTCCATTACGCGCTGCATCTGTTCTTCTGGCGTCATTGCTCACCCGCCGTTGCCTGAAAGGCCTTGAAAGCCGCGTCCATTAATTTCTTGCGCTTCTTTTCATCTTGTTCTTTCATTGCCGCGTCCAGCAAACTAATTCCGTCCGGCTCGCTCGCGGGCGCGGCAGGGGCTAAACCTGCAGCGCCAAATCCCGACTCTGCGGGGCGTGGCTGGATAGCAAGCGCTTCATCCCGTAAATCAGGGCTCATCGAGTTTAGTATTGGGTCAACAGGAACTCCCTCTCGCGCAGGTATAGCCCTTGGGGCCGTGTATGAAGGGAGTCTTCCTTGAAGGTTTTCCGAATACATTGGGAACAACGACCTGGGCTCAGTCAGGCCCTCTTGATTGACAAAGCCCTGCCTTAAGCGGGCGTCCTCTAGAGCCTGAGGGGAGACGTAGTATTCACCGGTTAGAGATGGCGAGGTTGCCCCAGCGGGAGCCCTTGGGTCTATGGACTGAACGGAGCCCACCCTGCCCGGTGCCGCAAGAACCGAGGGGTCAACCGTCAACGCAGGTACGCCAAATTGACTTCGTTCCGCCTGCCGCGCTGCTTCTGCCTGTAGTCGAGCTGCGGGACCGCCGGGCACGGTGAGGTCGCCAGGAGAAATTTCTTCCTCAAAGGCTTTATCCATCCCCGCAGTCGTGGCCTCGCCATCCTCGCCGCGCATAGATAAGGCTTGAGCTAAAACAGTACCGCCCGCGTTAAGGAGAGCACCTGCAATCTTTTTACCTCGCCCCGCAGTAGCAGCCTCATAGTTAGCCCTGGTTACTGCGTCTTGCGCAAATGCGCGACCCGTCCGGCCAAACGCCTGGGCGTTGCGAGCCACTTGCTGTGCTGCGCCTGCGGGCAAAGCCCCTGAAGCTATCTCCTCTACCAGGAGGTCACGAGTCTGGGCGGCCCTTTGAGACTCTGCGAACAATCTGCGAATGCCGCTACTCACTTCCTTGCGGCTTACCGTTGCCCCTGTCGGGGTGGCAAGCCCTGATAAATTTAACGGAGGGAGGGCCATTATGAAGCTCCTAGGGTTTGCGCTGCAGGCAGCTTGAATGTACCAGCTCGCTTGCCAACTTCAAAGGCAACACCATCAAGCCGGACAGCCTCTGTGTTTGCGTTGCTGATGGTAATCTTGAGCTTTACAGCCTGGCACTTCTGTTTAGCCAGGTGAGCCCGGTAGTGATACGGGTTCGTGTCGCCCGTTAAGGCTGCCGTGTGAGTTGCAGAAGTTGAATCGTCGTAATCCGTAAACACGTCAAGCGTCAGGGTGTGGCTCTCAATATGCTTGCCGAGCAGCATGACACGATAGACTCGTTGCTTCGCTTGCAGCCCGGCAACGTTTAGAAACCCAGTCTGTACCACCATGTCAATATTGACTTCAGACCCGGTGTTGTTGTCGGTAAATTTGCCTGGCTTAGAAAAATGAATGTTGCCATCCGCTGTAGCCAGAAACAAAGAGTTCCCCGTACCCTGCATAAACAGGTTGATGCCTGAGTTGGTGCTTGAGTAACCAATTTCGTGAACTGTAAACTGCCGAAACAACGTGTTGTACACAAGAATCTTGGACGTCGAGCCCGACGCTGTGTTTTCTAAGAGAAATCGAATCTCGTTTGTATCTTCCGAAACAACGATAGAAAGGACCTTGCGGTTCGTTGTTGTGCCGAAAATTGAGTCTTCAATGTTTGCACCGATGTAATCGAGCTGCAGGTTTGGCTGCACGTTGATAATGCCGCGCTTTGTTTGAATGAGGGTGCCCCCAGAAAAGAAACTGTGGTCCGCACCAGCGATTGCCCCTAGGCCTGGGGCAAACATTCTAGGTTGAGCGTATGAGCCTACACCAGCATTGTCGGGCCCATCTCCCGCCACGTAAAAGCCATCAGCATTAGTAAACAAAAGCAGGACTTCTCGAGAAGCCTCGATGCAATTAATGGCTATTTTCTCACTGCTCACTCTTAGTGAAAAAGCGTCAGGGAAATTTACAGCGTCACGGTTAGCCATAAACTTGCTAAAGCGCACAGCGTTTGCGCTAGTCGTTACAAAAGCCCGCTCCTTGTGGAGACACAAATCCTTACAGGAGCCCACAAACCCGTTACCGGGCAACCCACCCTGTGAATACAGTAATTCATTATCCTGAAGCTCAGTATCCGTAATGCCGCCATAATCTTTAAAAGCGGCAACAAGGGTGCTTTCCGTGCCGCTCATGTTTACCGAGCCTACCTTGTGATAAACCGACCCACCAGCCACCGTGCGATAAATACAGGCACGCACGCCGGTGTTAGAGTCGTCAAAAGTCCCCTCTCGTTTACGTGTGTGCTGGAGCGCAAACACAGTAATTGTCGCAAGGCTGCTAGAAGCGGCGGTAGTAATCGATCGCGACGGAGACGCCCCAGATCGGTGAACGTTGCCCATGTCGTCATACCACTCATAAACAACGCGGTAGAGATAGGTGCCTGCTGCCAACGAACCACCCGCTGAAACAACGGATGCTTTAAAAGCAGGAATCCCCAGGAACCCGTTTTCGTGAAGCCTAAAGCCGTCGTAATGATAAAGCAGGCCTCCTGTCAAAAGCATGCCATTCGGAGTAGTTAGGCTTTTGTGGTTTCTTTCAGGGTCGAAATTGACATCAATAACGGCAGGCGCATGCACCTCATCTTCAAATGTCGTGGTTTCGCTGGGGTTATTGGTGCTTACGTATTCCACGATGTTTGAAAATCGGTTAGTCCCAAAAACGTACTCACGCGTGCCTGTGAATGGCTGATGTACTCGGCCAACTTGAGCAAAAAGGTGAAGCCGATTTTCTGCGCTTGACTGGTGATCGGAAGTAAACGTTACAGAGTTCTCCCCCATCCCGACAGCGCCAACAATTTCATAAGGACGGTTTGCATTCGTCACTGGCGGTGCAATCATAAGCAAGTTGTTACCGCTAAGGCTTCCCCGATGACCAACAAGAAAAGATAACACCGCATAGGTATTTGTCCCGTTGTTAAACAAATCCGATGCCAGGCTTGTGTTGTAGCCCAAAACTTTTTCAGTGGAGAACGAGGACGCGCTAACACTACGACTCATCTCAAAAGAAATAACTCGATGGTTGTCTGGCTCAGGAGGGTCAGCAGATTTTACCGCGCCAGTCCCGTCAGACAATTCGGCAAGAACCCTTACCACGCTTGAGCTTTCCGGTATAGCTGTAGCCCGCAACAAGTGGCCAGTTGATGCCGTATTCAACATCGTTGTTTCGCTGGCAAGCCCATGGGCAATAAGCGCAAACTTCTGCGAGTTTATTGTCGGTGAAGATTTGTAATTCGAAACAGCGTAAAAAATCTGACCATTTGCCGCAGTCAATCCCGATGACGGGTCATTAAACTCGATGGCTCGTATTGCAAAGCCGGACGTTGTTGCACCATTTGTCTCCAAGGCGGGCATTGACTCCGCATTACCACTTGAGCCTGCACCATCATGACCCACAGCAAACGCGGTTGTTACTTTTGGAGTTCCAAATTGAACAAGGGTTTCGTCCTCGTTTGATTTAAAGTATTCAAACTTTAAAGTCCCGTTAGCGGTGCTTTCATTAACACCGCGAGTAAACGTTAGGGTGACATCGACGTTTGTCTGCGTTGCACTTTGAGACAACACAAATTTTGTAGCGTTTGTAATTGAAGCGACTGTTGTTCCTGAAGGAATACCAGTGCCACTCACAGCGTCACCCACCCGGACAAGGGCGGTGCTGTCCATGGTTACAGAGGTTGTGCCATCCGTGTCACAAGTGGCGTCAGTAAAGCTGGGATTCAGGTTAGAGCCGGTAAGGCCTCCAACAATAATCGCAGCCGACCCATGACAGGATTCACCGGCCACAGTTGCATTGCCAGCCGCCGTGCATACGTCAACGTCAAACATTGGCCGATGATAAGACAGGGTAAAGGATGGCAGCGTGCCCTTGATAAACCCATCGGTCTTCATGTCCTCTGATTCATCATCTGTTGGCGCGGTCAAATCGATGCCTGCAAACTTCACCAGGGTTGCCGTAGAAATTTGCGGTGACTGGTAGAGGATGTAACCAAAATCTCCAAGAACCACAGCCTTAGGCGTGGGGACTCGGTACAGCGTATCGTCGCCTACCTGGTCTATCGATATGGTGTCTATAAGCTCCTCGTAGAGCAAGTTGCGTGTTTTCGCATCACGCACTTCACCAATGACCTGATAGCTGTCATTAGCGCTTAGGTTAACCCTTACGTAGGTCACGAGCATAAACGCGGCAATCGAACTGCTTGCCATACCAAAGGCTACGTGCGCTGGGCCAAACTTGTAGTTTTCATTTCGCAACAAGAACGGGTTTGTTACCTCACAAGAGACCAGTGCCCCCTTGTCTACATATAAACCATCTAACCCTTCTTCGGTTCTTGCAAACAGCCTTTGCTGGCTTGCCGCCAAAATCTCGTCACCATATTCCGTCACGTAATTGGCGCTTGTAAAAGTAGTCCCTAAAGACGCCTCAGAAAAGGCTATGCCCCTGTTGTTTTTCTTTTCAAAACCGTCACGTTTCCTGAGCTGTCCTGCCTTTTCAAAAACTACGTTTTTAGCCTCGGTTAAATCCCCTGCAGGAGTAACCTTGTCCGAAGCTTTTTCGTTTAGGCCTTTCGCAAACGGAAAGGTAATGATTTGTTTTTGTAGCGGCATCAAAATACCCACAAGCTAACGGTTGAGTCTGAGCCTCCAGACATCGAGTTATCGAGGCTTTTAAGGGCGATGTAGGTGCTCGAGTCTTGGTTAGTTGCTTCATCCACCGCGACGGTCGTAGCCCTGTTGTTTGAAACAACAATGTACCCACGATAAGCCCTGCCGAGATTGTGATACACCCGAACGGTGGTTGTACCGCGCAGGGCCACGTCTTCAAGCAAAACGCCGTTGATAATGGCGATATCGCGGATGCTATCTATAGCATCGCTTACGTTTCTGCGAGACAGGTCCTGCCGGGAGTCTCCGGTTGGCAGGTTGATATCAGGCGCAATAAAACTCACTGTTCACCTCAAAAGAATCTGCGGTCAAAAACGTGAGCACCTAAATCGATATCTGTTATTGCGTAAGAATCGCCAGCGTTGCGCTTACCTGCCGCTGACTCAATGCGTTCTTTAATTTCAGCCTTACGAACCATATGAGTCCGCACGTCGCTTTCCTCTTTCATGAGGCATTGGATGGCCGCAGTCACAACAATATATTCTTCGTAGCCTGGAATAATTGAGCTGATTTGGTCAGGCCCTGTTTCCTTGAGCTGGGTCGCGACTGGCACGTAGTGAAGCGTTGCATTGCCCACCGGGTTGTCAGGGATGAATTTAATCTTGTTGCCCTGGATGTGATAGCGGGTAGCCGCAAATGGGTCGAGACCAAATACCGGGTCCGCCCGGTACATGTTTCGCTCATTGAAGGAGTAGTTCTTCAGAGTGTGCGTGCGTCCACCAGAGTCCAGATCGACACCCAGCACCTTGTAAAAGTCCTCAGGGAGGTCGAGCTCTGTCTCGTCTCCGAGGTCATACGAAATGCTTTTTATGAAGTAATCTTCATACTTTTCTACCACAATATCGTGCAGCTCCGAGATAGCCATGTTGAGGTAGTCTCGGATTTCGGCATCTGTGACAAACGCAGAATTCTCCATATCCGCCATTCGGCGAACACGGTTACGTAAATCGGATTCTCGAAAAGTAGCCACAGTACCCCCTTGGTAAAGGGGGGCCGGAGCCCCCCTCGATTAATCCAAAGAGCCGCTGGAGTGGATGTCGAAAAACTCGCCTAGCGCCTGACCCAGCGCATCAGCATCGCCACCCTGGAGAGCGGACAATACTTTTTTTGAGGCTTCGCTTTTGCCAATCTCTCGAGCATCCGGCTCTTTAGATTCACCAAATTTCTGCTTGGCCTTTTCCAAGACCATAAGCGTCAAGTTGCCTTTTGCCATTACGTCACGCTGCTGTTTTTCAAGACCGCAATAAATTGGACTTCCTGGTCGTTGTCACTGTCACCAGTTACGTCGTTATCACTTTGGTCATTAATAACAAACGACAGCGTCTTTGCGCTCGATACGTCATGAGCAGTGCATTCGATGTAGCGCTCAGGACCACCGGTCCCAACTACATGTGCAGCGGT